TCTTGAAGAGTTTTATCGTCACGTATTAGACGATAACATTGAGAATTTACATATCCCCCATAGTGATGTATTCTACGTGCGAGAGGCTGTACAGAATCATTACGGTAGACCTTTCACTTTAAAGGAAGTTGAAGATGCTATGAGGGCAGAAGGATGGAATGATACGTAATGTCAGTACCTGATCGTGTAAAAAATAAAATAAAAGAGTTAGGTTTGAGTGGAGTCAATAAACCTAAACGTACTCCCAATCACAAAACTAAGTCTCACGTAGTAATGGCATCGGAAGGTGGTAAGTATAAAGTTGTACGATTTGGACAACAAGGTGTTAAGGGTGCAGGTAAGTCTCCCACAACAGCTAAAGACAAAGCTCGTAAGAAGAGCTATTATGCAAGACACAATGCACAGGGCAAACCAACAACTAAGTTGAGTGCCAAGTATTGGTCGCACAAAGTTAAATGGTAAAGAGGATAAACCAATGGGAATACTTAGTGGAGCACGTAAGGCTGCTAAAGCAGCTAAAAAAGCTGGTAAAGCTATAGATAAAGCAGCTACTTCAGCAAAAAAAGATAAGCCAAAAACATTTGAAAGTGAAATGAAAGAGCTTAGAGGAAAGGCTATGACTGATGCTAGACGTCAGGCAGAAGCAATTAAAATAGCTAAAAAATATAATAAAAATATTAGTATTGAGGGTAAAACTTTTGCAGCTAAAAAGAAAAAAGATACTCCTGAAAAAGCAGAGGCAGAACGCAAAGCAGCTAAAGAACGTGTAACTCGTCGTAAAAATGAAGAGGCTGCAAAGGTTACTGAAAAGAAAGGCAGCATTGCTAAAAAGATGACTGTTAGCAAGACAGATATTCAGCAAGCTAAAACTGCAAACCAACTTGATACAATGCAAAGACGTATTGACGATATGGATGATGGTCTACGTAAAGATATGATGCAGAAAATGTTGGATGCTCAACGTAACTCTTTTGAAAAGATGCAAGCCGATGAGTTAGATAAAGCTGGACGTAAGTCTGCACAGTCTGCTCGTGACCGTATGCCCTTCAAAGGATATGACCCAAGTAAAGATCTTCCGTTTAAACGTGGTGGCTTAGTTAGAACAGGTCACACAGACATGCGTAAAGGTGGATTGTTCTATAAGTGAGTATAGAAAAAGACTTACGTGATTGGTCACGTGAAGTATTAGAAGTTCCAAATGAAGCATTGGGCGGCTTACCTGCTTGCCCATTTGCTAAAAAAGCATGGAAACATAAACGTGTAAATGTAGTAGAAACTACTGGATTATTATATACTACAGAACAACAAGCTAAAGTATTTCATAATCATAAATATGAATTAGTTGTAGTTGCATCCTACGACTACCCCGACATAGATATGTTTAATAAGTATGTCGAATACCTTAATGATAAATATACAAAGAATGATTTGCACATAATGGGGTTTCATCCTGACTATGGTGCGGAAGATGCAGAGCTAGACTTTTTGTATGACCACGATTGGGAATCTAGCATAGACAAAGATTATGCTATGCTGTTTATTCAATCCTTGAGTCAGGTAGATGACGCAAGTTTACAATTAGAAAAGCTAGGGTACTATACAGTATACCCAGAAGAAGAGTACAAAACACTTGTGCTAGATCGCAGAGCAAGGAGACAGTCTAATGGCGATGAAACCCAGAGCAATGAAAAAGAAAAAGACACCAATGCGTGGAGGCGGTATGCCTCGTAAAATGATGAAAGAAGGCGGTGCAGTAGCAGAACCCGCATGGTTGAAGTCTTTAAAAAAAGAAGCAGATAAGCTTGGTGTACCCTTACGTGAACTTTTGACAATGTATGAAAAAGGTAAAGATCCTAAAAAAGAAACAATGAAAGCTGCTAAAGGTGGCATGGCTAAGAAAACCATGATGCGTGGCGGTGGAATGGCTAAGAAAAAGAAATAATAAATGCCAATAAAAAAAGTAAAGGGTGGCTACAAGTGGGGTACATCAGGTAAGGTGTACCCTACTCGTGCTCAAGCTGAAAAGCAAGCACGTGCTGCCTATGCCAGTGGCTATAAAAAGAAAAATAAAAAGTAAATGGTAGCACTTCTATATAATACAGCAACAGAAAGTATTGCAGTTACAGCCACTTCAGGTGGAGCAAGTAGTGATGTTCTATACACTTGCCCTAATAACTTTGATGCTGTAGTTACTTTTCTTCACGTAAGTAACGGCGGTTCATCTACAGATAATATTTCTATACAGTGGTATCACAAAGAAGATGATGCGTACTACACCATAGTAAATAACAAATCTGTTTCTGGTAATGATGTTTACAATATGATTACATCTGATAGGTTGTTTCTACATGCAGGTGACAAAATAACTGTATTTAATGGTGGTGGTAATATGGGTGTTACAATATCTGTAGAAGAACATTATAATCCTAATAGGCGTTAATTGCATAACGGGGTTGCAATCTTATCTGTATTATGTTATAACTAAATATGTTATAACTATCTCCATAGCACACAAACAAAATGGAGGTAGTGCAATGTTTAAACGTATATATGATTTTATAAAAGAAGCAAACGAAAAACGAGTAGCATACTGGCAGCTAAATAATATGTCAGACAAAGCTCTCAAGGATATGGGAATAAGCCGTGGCGAAATCTACGACAAAATCTACGGTCAACAAGGCAGGTAATTATACCAAGCCCACTATGCGTAAAAGACTTTTTGAAAAGATTAAAGCTGGCAGTAAAGGTGGTAAAGCTGGGCAGTGGTCAGCACGTAAAGCTCAGATGCTTGCAAAACAATATAAGGCAAAAGGCGGCTCGTACAAATGAAAAAGTCTTGTAAAGAATGCGGGCTGGAAAAAGATTTAGACACCGACTTCTACAAGTTTTTTGATAAGTGGGCAAATAAATATTATACCTCGTCTCGTTGTAAGCCTTGCCATAGCAAGTATAAGAAAAACAATCCCAACAATAAAAAGAACCGTAAGAATGAGAAGCTCAAGCTGCGTTACGGTATTACCTTTGATCAGTGGGAGGCTATGCGTAAGGCAGAAGATTACTCCTGTATGGCTTGTGGAATAACAGAAGAAGAGCTAGGTGGTGTTTTAGACGTAGACCACTGTCATACAACAGGTAAGGCAAGAGGGCTTCTTTGCAATGCTTGTAACACATCTCTTGGACGTATGTATGAAAACGCAGATGCTTTAAGAGCACTTGCTGACTACATTGAAAAATATAAAGAAGGCTATAAGTAATGGCTCTTGCTAAATCACAAAAAAGCCTAAAGGATTGGACCAAGCAAAAGTGGAGAACTAAAAGTGGTAAGCCTAGTGCTAAAACGGGAGAACGTTATCTCCCTACTGCTGCTATTAAGTCTCTCAGCCCTGCTGAGTATGCAGCAACTTCACGAGCCAAACGAGAAGGCACGAAGGCAGGTAAGCAGTTTGTGGCTCAACCTAAAAAGATTGCAAAAAAGACCAAAGTATTCAGGAAGGTGAAATAATATGGCTGAGTATGAAGTAAAATATAAAATAAAGGTTCCTAAAAGCAGGAACCCTCAATCAGGTAAAGTTACCTATCAAAATGCTGGGTATGTAACTTTACCTGTTAAAGTACAAGCGTCTAGCCCAGAAGAAGCCCGTAAAGCTGCTACAAAAAGTGATGCTGTGTCTAAAGCTAAAGCACGTGCAGCACGCAATTTAGATTACGATATGCCTAGACCAAGAGTCCAAATTACAGAAGTAAATCGTACAGGTAATAAACTTTCTGGTAGAGGTGGCGGTGGTATGATGTCACCTGTAAAAACACCAGCAGATTCTAGCAGAATGTCAATGACATTAAAGAAAAAAATGAACAAAGGTGGTATGGTAAAGAAGGGCAAGAAGTAATATGAATGTAGACTTAGGATTGTTAGGCTATCTTCCATTACCTAAAATGCCATTTGATAAAGTAAAATTAACAGAAGGTACAACAAAACAAGAAGTCGTAGAAACTTCAAAAACAGCAATGGAACGAAAAGCAGATAAGTATAGGTATGAGGATGTATATGCATACCACCCACACAATGGAAACAAACTGTATCCTAAACAGGGACGTAATGTAGACTTTGTAGTGTGGTAGAAGGGAAAGCAATATGGCAAGTACAATTATTGATGACTATAAAGTATTTCCAAGACTTATGATGCTTGTAGTAACTATTTTAACATATCAGTCTGTGCATTGGTATATGTCACTACCTGATCCTACAAATGGACAGGCTGGATTGGTATCTGTTTGTATGGGTGCATTGACGGGTTGTTTTGGTATTTGGATGAACAAAGAAGCCAAAACTGATCGGGGTACAGGCTGATGTATATTATTGTTTTAATTCTTTTTCTAGGCGGTAATCATCAGGTAGGTTCAAATCAAATACTGTACGCAAATGAAGAAATGTGTGAGGCAGATAGAGCAGTAATGGTTCAAAAGCTAGAGCAAACTAAACCTACTCCAGATGCTTTTGTAATTACTAAATGTGTAGAGATGTCTTTTGAAAATAAATCAAAAGGAATAGCCTTATGATTCAAGCATTAATAGGACCAATAACTCAATTAGCAGGAACATGGTTAAATGGAAAAGTTGAAACTAAAGCTGCAGAAACTAGAGCACGTGTTGCTAAGTCTGAAGCTGAAGCACAGATTATGCTTTCTCGTGCAACGAGTGAAGCAGACTGGGAAAAAATTATGGCTCAAGGTAGCCAGAATAGTTGGAAAGACGAATGGCTAACTATACTCTTTAGTATACCACTTATACTTGTATTTACAGGAGATTGGGGTAGGGGAGTAGTTGCTAATGGTTTTACAGCCCTTGAGACTATGCCAGATTGGTATCAATATACTTTGGGTGTAATTGTTGCTGCCAGCTTTGGGGTAAGATCTGCTACTAAACTTTTTGGGAAAAAATAATGGCATTTAAACTAAGCAAACGATCACTAGATAAACTGGAGGGTGTTCACCCTGACATGGTAGCTACAGTTAAACGTGCTATTGAATTGACTACAGTAGACTTTGGTGTGACGTATGGTGTACGTACATTAGAAGAGCAGGAAAAACTGTATGCTTCAGGACGTTCACAAACTATGAACTCTAAGCATTTAATTCAAGACACAGGTTATAGCCATGCTGTAGACCTTGTTGCGTATGATGGGTCAAATGTAGTTTGGGAATTAAATGTTTACGATAACATTGCAGATGCAATGGCAGAGGCTGCTAATGAAATAGGTTGCCCCATTAAGTGGGGAGCAGCTTGGTCAGTAGGAGATATTACTAAATACGTAGGTACTATGGAAGACGCAATGAATGAATACATTGATTTGCGTAGATCACAGAACCGTAGACCATTTATTGATGGCCCACATTTTGAGATGATGTAATATGAATAGACAATTAACAGAACAACAACAGAAGTTTTTAGATGTCTTGTTTGACGAGGCAGCAGGTAATGTAGCTGCGGCTAAGAAACTTGCTGGATACTCTGACGGTACATCTACGACTCAAGTAGTAAATAGTTTAAAAGAAGAAATACTAGATGCTACACATATGTATATGTCACGTAATGCACCTCGTGCTGCAGTTGCAATGGTAGGTGCTCTAATGGACCCAACAGAATTAGGCATACGTGATAAGATGCAAGCAGCAAAAGAATTACTAGATCGTACTGGCCTAGTAAAAACAGAGAAAATGCAAGTAGAAGCAAAAGGTGGTGTAATGCTTATGCCACCTAAACAGGTAGAAGAAGATTGATTAAAACTGGCGTTTGGAAACTCCCGCAACCAACCGACTTACAAGAAGATAATGAGTGGATAGAAATTCCACGAATCGCACGAACTGTCCCGTTTGGCTACGAACTACATCCTGATGATAGTGAAGTCTTAGTACCAATACCCGACGAGCTAGATAAGCTACAACAGGCTAAGAAGTATCTAAAGCAATACTCATATCGTGAGGTTGCTAACTGGTTATCCCGAAACACAGGTAGATATATATCACACGTAGGATTAAAGAAACGGTTAGATAATGAAAGAAGACGGTACAACCAAGCTAGAAGCCTACGCAGATGGGCAGACTATGCAAAAAAGGCAATCGCCAAGGCGGAAGCCCTCGAAACCAAAAGGCTCAACAGCAAGAAAGACAACGAGGAAAGCAGTACAGCAGCATAAACCTGTAGTTACTGAGCTTCCTGTAGAAGAACAACACAACGTAGTATTTAAACCTAATGCTGGCCCCCAGACAGATTTTCTTGCAGCAGGTGAACGTGAAGTGTTGT